GAGGTCCACTCGTGGTGGCACCTTGTCCTCCTTGAAGCATCTTGTTGAACATCCTTTCCAACTCAACTAGGACCATCCGATCGACGTTACGAACGTTGAACGATTCGAGAATCTGTCTCATTGCTTCGGTAGACGCGGTGAACGCCTTGGCAACCACGAGCTGCATGATCTGTTGGTCTTGAGTCATCTGTGCAAGTTGAACCATGCTGGTGTAGTACTGGATGATGATCTGTGCAATCTGAATCCAGTTTTGCCTGTCAAGCACACGGTTCTCTTGCTGGCCCGCCGCGCCAACCTCGAACAAGATAGAATCTCGAATCAACGGCATCGGCATTTGGAACAGTTGTGCGAGTAGGTCACCTCCCTCGGCATATTTGAAGTATTCGATGTGCCTCGTCCCAAACTGATGAACAGAGGCGAGAACGTCCATCACAAGCTCGGAAATAAACAGCTTTTCGTTCTGGAACACGTAGTCAAAGCCGAGCTGACCCTCTTTGATACGTGCCAAGTCGCCCGTGGCGGTGCCTGGAGTGCCCTGTTGTGGCATTCCAAGCACAAGTTCGTTCACTTTCGTGCGTTGCTGGCTGTAAATCAGCGTTGATTGCTCGTCCATGAACGAAGATTGACGCACATCGCCCATTTCGACCGACTCAATGTGGGTCATGTCGTCTAAGAACCACATCTTGCCTGGAAAAATGGGCTCTTTTGGTCCGTAACCCGACAAGCGATGGACCTTGAACATCCTCATGTTCGCGATTGTCGCATTGTCTAACCGCTGGCGATGCTGAGTTGTTAAGCTGCGTTGGAATTGCTCGTTTTGTTTACAGATTCCGATGCCTCTCCAACGATTTTCGACCCTGATGTAGTTACCGATGCGGTAAGGACGGTGTAAATCGGAGTGCCAGTTGAACCGAGCACCCATGATCGTCATGGAAGGCTCATGATAGTAGACAACGATCTCCTCATCTTGCGTGTCGCCGTCTACATTGAACGTACACCATAGCTCATCCCAGATCAAAACCTTGGGCCAGTGGGCTACGCGCTTCTCAAGCGTCTCCATGTGACGCTCGTACTTGCGCTCGTTCATCACGCCTTCGGCGTTGTAGCCAGAGATCACCCACTGCTCCAGCGACTTCATCGTGCCTTCGTAGAACAGTCCGCCCTCTTCTAACTGTTTCACGCGGTAGGGAACGTCAATGTGAAGCTCCCCGCACCACGGAGCAGTTTGAGGGTCCTTTGCGTAGTGAGGCATGAGGAAGTTGGCGTTTGGAACTGGATCGAGCGTCGAACCGTCACGCACGGTCACGGCGATTTCCTCATCTTGACCTGTTGGTCCAGGACGCACGGCCTTGCGTACGATGCGCTCGTAGCCGACCTTGCCGATCCCTGTGCCGAACTTCTCTAGCTCAGCTAAGCAATCATCGATTGGGCGCCGGATGCCAACTTCGTGCAAGAGCTCGAATTGCATGAAGTTCTCGAGTGGGTTCTCGATTTGTTGGAAGTCAGCTCTCCGCGCTTTGACGCTCGTGAATGGGGTCACCGCAAAATGAGTTGTTATCGAGCGAGCGTGTATGGTCTCATAAGCTATTGCGGTGAGTGGGACTATGATGTTCGCAGCGCCCAAGAACGGGAACGTTCTACGCTCTAACGTCGGCTTTGCCCAGTAGTCAGACTGCCATTGCATCAGTTCGTCGATCGTAGTCTGACGTTCCTGATGATGATGAGTAAGTTCGTCGTAGAGGTACGAAGAGAGTCGGCTCTTCGTAGCCTCATCGAGATTCAGCATCCGAGGATAGGTCACGTGGAGTACCCCGTCATGACATCTCGATTTTCGATGAGCTGTTCCTCTTGCTTCCGCATTTCATCGAAGTGCTGCGCTTGCTTGCCGGGGCGCCAAACGTCAGGGCCTTGCGCGAGAGCGTCAAGCAAGTGATATTCCTCGATTGCTCCGAAGCCGTCGTACTCTTCAAGGATGTCTGACTGAGCCTCCCCAAAGAAGATTTGGCCAGAGGAGAAGTATTGCGAGAGTCCCTTAACACGCTCCTCCTTGACCTTGTTCTTCGGTGGCTTATACGGCGTGATGTGGAAGCGGAAGTTACGGAATTGCATCTCCCGCTCGATCCACGCTTTGTACACGCTTGAGAACACAACCTCCTCGATAGCGACGGTGCGCGGAGACCAACGCTGCACAAGTTTGAACAGTAACACGACGAAGTCGTTTGGGTTCATCTTCTGCTTAATCGCTTCGAGAACGAAGATACGCATCTTGTCGTCTGTAGCTGTGACCACGATGCCCGGCATGTTAGTCACGGCGGGGTCTACAAGGATCACGCGATCGAGATCACGTATTGGATACGAGACGGATTGTTTTCCAAGAAACGCCGTAACACGATCACGACCGACCATGTTGTAATAACGTTTCCAGTTTGGATCGAAGATCGTGAAGTCAGCTTTGGGGTCGTTAGAATACTGAACCCACGTCTTCGGGTCTTTGCGCAGGATCGCGAGCGCCCCAGGCGTGAAGCCGCCGTCCTCGAAGATTGGTTTGAGCTTACCTTCGGCGTTGCGTTCCTCCACCTTGCGAATGTACTTGATTAGCTGGTGCCCATATTGCTTGATCGCATGACCGTACACGTCGTCGAGAGAATAACGTGTGCCGATGATGTCGATGTGATCCTGGCCCAGTCTAATCAAGAAAGCCTGAATGTTGTTGAACCACGTGATCGTTGCTTCGCGCTCAGCTTTCGAGTCGCGTGCTTTGTCACCGAAGATGTCGTCTAGCTTGATGAAGTTGTAGTGGCGTCCTTGTGCTCGCCCGCCGACACCAATCGTATCGTACGTTGGCTCGGCCCAGTGGCTGGTACGCGGAAGCTCAAGCTCAAACAGGTTCATCCGTTGAACCCGAGGCGACGGGACGAGTTCTGGAAAGAGCCCCATAAGTCTTGGGTTCGACAGGTAATGTGAGCTCAGCTCATACAAGAATCGTGTAGCGCCGCCTGGTGGTCCTTGCGACTCATGAGCAAGTAAGACGCGAATCTCAGGACCAAGCGAGTACGGGTACGGCACGTTCATGCCTGGATCGACTGTCAGCCCTGCACCAACCGAATCGACGATCGTGATTCCTGTGGTCTTCAGATGACCTCGTGGCAGCAGCACCATACGGAACTGCTCCCACGCTGTACGTGCCATCCACGCAAAGAGGTGGCCGTGAAGGTCCACAGAGAAACGGTCATACCCAAGCAACGTAGCAAGGAACAAGCGGTCGGTCTTGGCGCGCCAACGCAGCTGATACACTTCTTCGGTCGTGAGCTGGTCGTACTTGTGCTCCGCCGCACGTTGGGCGTTCGAGATCGACTCGTTGCTGAAGAGAACTTCCCAGTTCTCTTGTGTTGCTTCGGTGAGACCGGTCCTATGCACTCTTTATCTCCTTGATATCGCTAAGCTCGATTGGGTGCTTCGTCAGCGCCTCGTCAGCCTTCGTAAGAGCTTCGCGTACGGCTTTTGCGTCGTCCGCCGTGAAGATGATTGCTCGATCCACACGAACCTTCGAAGCTTCGCCCTCGGACCTCAGCTTATTGACGCCACGAAGAACAGCGATGCCGCGATCGACCACCGCGAACGGAGAGCGCGCGTAGAGGTCGTCGTCGTAGAGAACTTGAGCAACGCGCTTCTTCGCTTGCACCGCTAAGGCTTCAAGGTTATCTGAAATCTTCGCGATAGCGTTCTTGGAAAGGTGGTCCAACACCTTCCCGCGCGTGAGACTCGCTTGTGGGCAGTTCACGATGTTGGAGACATGCTGCACGGTGTAGCCGAACATCTCGGCAATCTCTTTCTGAGGTTTGCCAAGCGTGTCCAGCATAACGATCTGATCGTACACCACGTCCCACTTGCGTGGCTTCCACTTGGTGAGCTTGCTGGGGCGTTCAGCTGGGGGTGCAGTCATTCTACTAACTCTCCGTTAGTAATGTAACCGTGCCAAGCACAGCCAGGAGGCGAGAACAGGATTGACGGGCGTAGCGTTAAGTCGTCCAACGAAGTACCAGTCATCTCCCACCTCGCGATTCTAGGATACCACTCCGCTGGAATTGCGTCTGCTCCCTGAGGGTTACGAAAGAAGCATAACCCGTAGTGAGCACCTATGACAAACTTCCTACCATCTCTTTCGCCACGCTCAAGTCCCTCTGAACACTTGGGACATTGAAACATGACGCCTTGCGCTCCGACGATGCTGTCTTGGCGACGGAAACTACCTTCCTTCACGTCACCAACGAAGTCACCATCTTGGTCACGGAGACGCAGTTACTTCTTTCCCTTCCCCGCGATCGCGCCGAAGAAGCCCTCTTGCTTCTCCGTGAGGTCGTGTCCCCGCACGGTCCCATCCTTCAGAATTTTTTTAGCCTTTTCAGGTGAGAGCGAACTGTGCGCTGAAGGTAGCCGCTCTTTTGCCCGCCGCTCGCCGTCCGCTTTGGGGTTGCCCGGCTGGTCTCGTTGTGTCCTGATCGAGAAGGGCTTCCAGAATACTTCTGTCGTGCCACGTCCGTATCCTCCAGTCTGTTCGCCGGGCATGTTAGTACCCCTTTACACGTTTCAGGTTCGGGTTGGCTTTCTTTGCGGCGGGGCTTGCAGCTCGACTCCGCGCCGCGAGAATCGCACCAGCGCGTTCCTTCCCAAGCGGCTTGCCGCCCTTGCCCTTCTGCTTCGCGATCTTACTCTGCACGGCCTTGAAACCAGGATGCTTCTCACTCTGCTCGGTCGGATTGCCGGGCTGGTCACGGCCTGAGCCGATCTTGTGAGGTCTCCAGAAATTCTCAGTCGATCCCACGCTTACCTCCTCGACCCCGCCGGGGTCTTGCGAGCCACGTTCACCAACGAGCCCTGTGGCACATGCCACGATCGTACGTCATACCTGTGATGGCTCCAGTAGTTGTAGAAAGAAGCGATCATCCTGTTTAGCGCGTTTGCTGTGTAAAACCGATTGTCACGCATCGGTGGCGACGGAAGTAACCCAGGCCACAATCTCCGTGCTATGCGATCCGCACGGATCATCGTGAGAGGCGCGTTCCCTGGGCGAGCCTTCACGGGTTAACCGTACAGATCGCTCGTCCAACTATGGCTCCTGCCGAGTCACCGAAGGTGATGCCGAGTGTTCCAGTGAACGCCGGCATCACGAAGTTGTCGAGTCTCGCTTGCTTGATACGGAGGAGCGTCGTAGCACGCACGGTGATTAGTGACGTGCCTGATAAGCCACTTACAGCATCACGCCCTGTAACCAAAGCTGTGCCTGCGCTGAGTGCTCGGACGACTCCGAAGCTATCGACGCTTGCCACCGTTGGCTGGTCTACGATCCACTGTAAGTGTGCAGCTGTCGGTGTCAACGAGCCGTCGGAGTGACCCACGACTCCGTACAGCTGCACGAAGTCGGTTGGGTTCATAATCTGTCCGATCGGCACGACGGAAACCGCAGTAACGGTAACGCCAGGCGGAGGTGGAGCTGTGACCGTTACAGTTGCCTGACCCGTTCTCCCGCCGGTGTTTGCGGTGATAAGCGCTGTCCCAGCGCCCACGCCCGTTGTAAGTCCACTTGAGGTCACCGTTGCCACGTTGACGTTGGAACTCGCCCAGGTGAACGTTTGACCTATCATCACCGCGCCGTTCTGGTCGAACGCTTGTGCGGTAAGTTGCGTGACGGTTCCTACCAGGTAAGAGGCACTCGACGGAGTTATGGTCACAGTGGTGACAACCGGCGAGAAGACCACTGTAACGGTCGCTCTACCTTGTACGCCTGAGATTGTAGCAGTCACCGCGGCTGTGCCTACTGCGACAGCTGTCGCTCTCCCGGCAGACGTGATCGTGACGATCGCTGTGCTCGTGCTTGCCCACGTTACGGGCAATCCCGTTATCGCGCGTCCAGCGGAGTCGAACGCTGCCGCAGAGAATTGAGCAGACTGTCCAACTGTCCCTGTAACGCTCGACGGCGTGACGACTACCGATTTCACAACCGACACGGGCGGAGGAGGTGGTGGTGTAGTAGCGACGAGGTACGTGTCCGCTACCCACCCTGAGGGAGTCGGGGCTGTAAACGTCACGTTCCATCGTCCCCAGCGATCTCCGTCGGACGAGGTGTCGATCACAGGACCACCAGCGATCGTTCCTACCGTCCCAGTTGTCGCAGTGCCCAGCACGTTGCTCGTAGTGTTTCCGTGGTACGGGCTGCTTCGTATGTACGCAGCTCGTGTGGTCTTTACAGATTGGCCCGGCACGAACTTCGGTGTCTGGGCTTGCAACGGTGCAGCGATTGCGAGTGCGAGGAGCCAAACCTTGTTCATTTTATACACTCCAGTTGGTATGAAGTTGAGAAGCTCAGGTGCTCCGCTTGATGATAGCAAGCATCTCTGCTCCCATCACCGTGAGCAGCGTCGTCAGCGGAGCTGCGCCGAACGCTGAAGCGTCGATCGGCATCCCGAGCTTACCAGCTAGCCACGGGGTCGCGAGCGCTCCAACGAGAGTGAACATCGGTTGAAGCTTACGAAAGACAGGAACGTTGAGGATTGCCACGTCTTTCTTCTTGGCAAACGCCAACGCGCTCGACGTAGCGATCGCGCCAAGTGCGGTGAGCGCAATGCCGACTGCTGAATCAGGCGTGCCAATCTGCATGAGTTCAAACATGAGTTAGCTCCTCTTGAGGGAGAACAAGACGACTCCTCGCACTACTCTCGATCTGTCCTTCGCCGTTCAGTTGTTCGTAACACTTCGTCTATGCGCTGATCGATGTGTTCCTGAACAGACAACTGAACTGTAGTCATCGCGTTTCGCAGATCGTGACGTGTGTCCTTATGCTCGGTAGCAAGATCAACATCAGTTGGCATGTGTTGTATGCGCTCGGTCAACGCTGTCAACGTGATCACGACCGCTTGCAACGCAGCCGTAACCGATGTGAATGCAAGCTTGACTTCGCGTATCTCTTCTGTGATTTTGCCGACTTCCTGCCTCACGTTCGAGGCTACAATGATGCCTATAGCGTTGATGTCAATGCCAGAATTACCGTTTGTCCGCTTGTCTTTGCGTTCTACGAACTTGAGCACCAAGAAACCGACTGCGCTGATCAATATAGCGACGGCCGCTACTAGCTGAGCCGCTGGACCTAACACGGCGTCGGGAACTTGCTGCATCTCTTACACGTCCGTTAGGCGCACGGGTCCACACTTGATTTCTTGGTATAGGTCACAGCGGTACTCCCGATTCTTGTGAACGTCGGATCAAACGGCGACACCTTCGAGAATGCAGCATCGAAGCTGCTGATCTGCGTAAAGCATGTGAAGCTACGGACCACTGTGAACGTCATCACGACGCCAAGCTCGTTGATTACGTCGAGCTTTACGGTGATGTTGAGTCCGTCGTCCGTTACCGTGACGATTCCAGCAAAGCCCATCAGGCGCGTTTGTGCGTGCGACAGCGGGCCTTGCGTGTACGTGCCACCGTAGACTTGAGTCGTCTGATTCTCTGGGAACGGCAAGAACACTGGACAACTGTTACCGAGCCCGTCCGTCGTGTACTTGTCGTTCGTACCATCGTCTATTGCAGCGGAGTGCTGATCGCCTGTGAAGATAATGATGTTGGGCCAGTCAAGCTGCTGAATGAAGTCCGCAACAGCGGCACGCTCGAATGTGAAGCCGCCCCAGTCATCGGAGTTATTATCTCCGGCAGGGGCGATCCACGGAACCGTTGAGAACCAGAAGACGATTTGACGTTCGAGCTTTGCAGCCGTTAGCTCGGCCTTGAACCATGTGAGCTGTTCGAGGCTCATCTGCGTGTGTGTAGAGCTGTCGGCGTTCAACTTGCTGTCGCGTT